TCTAGTTCTCCTTTAACAATCATTGTCATTAACTCTTTCTATCATGTGAAAGGTGCTAATACTAGGGGATATATACACAAACTAATTATCCTTTCTTAATAAAGAGTTTTAGTACTAGCACCTTGTCATTCTACTCAATCACCATCATCCTGGTACATGAGTAAAACTATATCCCATGTGGTTATTACCCATGTGGAAACTTATTATGGCTTTGTATTATTCTACAGAGGTTGATTTGTAGAGCAGGAATAATTTAACTGGGTTTCCTCTTTCATCCAGACCATAAATTATTTGTGTGGCACGTACTTCGTGGCGGCATTTGCACGACTTTAAAGTAGTGTGTCCTCGAGGCAATTACGATTACTACCACACAAAACTTAAAATGGGATATCGCTAGGGATATCGTCATCTGGCATATCATCATTGATGTCTTTAGTAGGTGATTGTTTAGCATCACCCTTAGTACTAATCATCTTCATGATACCCATTCTAGGGATAATGATAGAAGTGTTATATCTTTTGTTACCATTACTATCTGTGTAATCAGATACATCTATCTCACCTTCGATGTATAGCATTGTACCTTTCTTCACATAGTTCTTAATAGTTTGTGTTAGATTAGGATCAAAGGTAGTAACCTTATGCCAAGTAGTTTTCTCTTGCCATGTACCATCTTTGGTCTTGATCTTCTTTGAAGTTGCCAGGCTAAAGTTAGCAAACTCATCACCCTTGCTGGTAGCTTTGATCTCTGGATCTGTACCCAATCTACCTACTAGTATTACTCTATTTATCATTTTTAATTACTCCTTTGTGTAATAGTTCTTTTTTATAAAGTTCTCTTATTTCTTTTAGAGAGTATTTGATTGATTGTAATTCTTCCCAAATACTACCTAATTCATAATGCAAACTTTCTGTTACTTTATCTGCATCAGTTGGCATTTGTTACCTCCCTTACTTTTGATTGATCTACGTTTGATTTAGCAGAAAACTTTTCTTTCATTTCTGAAACATATTTATTGCTATCAAACAATCCTAAGAATACATCTGCTGACATACCTAAATGCGACATAGCTTTAGTCATAGCATCAGTCATAGCTTTCTTAGGTGCTTCATCATCTAGTGAACCCTTACTATTGTATAAAGGATTAACTGCTGATACTGGTCCATACCAATTAAAGTCTTTGTTGGTATCTTGTTTCCAACCTATCTTGAGTTCAGCAAATACATTCTGCTCAGTGTAGGTATACTTTACTTCGTATGTCCAACCTTCACCTACTGGACCAAAGTAATCAGTCATCCTCATTACTTGATACATAGGATCAGTTGTTGTTAATGTTCTACCAAACTTAGTAAATGGTTTAGTAAACTTAGGATCAGTATGTTTGAATTGATCCCATATTCTTTTGTTAGTCATGTAGTCCTCCTATTTCATCTATGTCTACGTGTACTGGTGGCTCATCTTCCTCTTGGATATGTTGCCAAAATCTACGTTCTGCATTGAGCAGTTTGTCTTGAAACTTTTTATCTTTCTCAATTACAAATGCTTTGTATTTACTGTTACCAAACAATACAGATAGCCAGGCTCTGGGTAGTTTCGTTACCATCATGTAGTGTTGAATCTGACCATAATATTTTTCTAGTAAAGTTTCATCTTTAGTGAATGGATGAACGTGCTTAGCTTCAAACACACCTTGCTTCTTGAAGTTATCATCTAATACAAATCCATCTAGATTAGCATAGATGTAATCATAGTCTTTGTGATACAATACATCCTCTGATTCTTTTACATACAAACCATCATTGTGTGCAGCAAACCAATCTCTATTGAAGGGTTCGGTATATATACCTAGCTGTACGGGTAGTACAAAAGAAAGATCATCTGATTCTTTTAGACCTTTCTTTTCTAGATATAAATCTCTCCATTCACCAGCTACTATCTTAGTAGCATCACTACCCCCTATGCCTTTTGTTCTGTCGAACTTGTTTGGCTCGTTTTTTGATGTCATCATTTACCTTCCTCTCGATAAGTTTTTCTAATTGTTTTTTTCTAGACCATAAATCATTAGCAATCTTTTTAATACTAGGTTGCACATAAGGTTTGTTCATCTCAATACGTAAAGCATTAGCTACATTCCTACCTTTTTCTAGATAGCAAAAGTAACAAACAGAATTAATCCAGGCTTTCTTTCTTTGCATTGGATCACGCATATTATATTTAATACGTGGTGGTCTGAGTTTCTTTTCATTAGCAAGTTTACGTGCAAGGAACTTAGGATCTATCGTATTCATCAATAGCTTTTTGTAGATACCATTTTGCTTTCTCTAGATCTACGACTCCTCCTTTGAACTTATGTCTAACAATATACTTTATCACATTTCCTAGTGCATAGGATAATTTTTTTGCACTAATAAAATCATAAGTTTCAATGTTGCCTTCCTTATAATGGCTTGGATTTATTTGATCTGTCATATGGATTCCACCTCAAATCTATAAGTCTATAAGACTTACCATCATATATTGATTTCTGTGGTGTGCCTACAGATAAATCTATTTCCTTTAATCTTGATGGTGTAAGCATCATCACTTCGCCTTTGTGAACTGCCTGGATAGTATAGTTCTTATCAATGGCTTGTTGGATTTCATAATCTCTCAAAGAGATGTACATTCCTTTCCATAACTTAGTTACTTTTCTTAGTTTGGTTTTCATATCCACTCCTATTAAAACATCTGATACAAAACATAGCTTGTTGAAACTGAATAAGCATAGCTTTAGTATATTTTCTTTCGCATTTATTACATCTTTCAATCACGAAACTCTCCTTTGTTAGTTTAGTTACATGGTTCATTGGACTGTAGGATGGGAGTACTTTTGGAGGAGGAAGGATTAGATTGTACTCCCATCTAAACTCTACGCTGCTTGGCTAAACCAAGCCATGTTAGACACTTTCCTCTCTCTATCATAGCGAGTATTTACGGAATCGCTAGGATAATGTGTACTCCAGTGTGTGATTGCTTGATATGCACTGAATTTATTAGGTCCAAATTGTTGTGCATAGTTACCATTGTACTGGTCAATGATGTAGTTCTTGTGTTGTTGATTGACATGACTCTTATCAGTACGTGTTGGTTGATAGCAGAGTCTATCTACTTCAGCTTCAAACTGATAGTCATCTACTGGTATTTCTAACCAGTTAGTCATGTAGTTATGTACAGTTTGTAGTCCATCAAGAGCTGCATAACCACCAGGTAATGCTAGTTTAATCTCACCACTACCTTTGTGTGCAGTATTCAAACTGATATCCCAGACTGAACTCTTGAGTCCATTAAGACAGAGCCATAGGTAGAAACCTAAATCAAATCGGTATGAACGCATAGCGTTGTAGCTGTTCCATATCACAGCTTCTAGACCAATAGATGTATCTTTGAATGGGATCTGATACTCAGGTAAAGTAAAACGAGTAGCCATCACAGCACCATGATTAGACCACTTGTGTTGTTCAGTCATACCATTGGTATCAAAGTGTTCATTAAGAAATTCTACTGCTTTTTCATACGCTGTGTCATGGGATATGACTCGGTATGTATTCTTATGAACTGCAATTAGTTCATTGTTCTCATCTTTAACCAACTGCTTATAGCCATCTAGCCTTGAGCCATGTTGATTGTATACAGGTTCTTCACGTACCTGAAAGGTTAGTTCTTGTGGTAACATATTGTTCCTCCTATAGTTCAGCTCTGAATGAGCAAAATTTATCTGATTTAACACGATCTAGTATCTTCTTACCTAGTTGATATCGTGCATACCATTCTAAATAATGATGGTATTTAGTTTTCTTATGTGCTTCTATTGATATACCTGGTTTAGGCACAGGTATATCTAATACATCACATACTTGTTGTGTTGTATAACCTTCATCTTGTTCAAAGAAATCATCTAATATTTTCTTTTTATCACCAAGTTGTTCTAAACACATATCCAAACCTTGTTGTATCTTTTGTAAGTTTGACTCATCAAAATAATACTCAAGATAATCTGGTTGAAAACCTGGTGATCCAAAGAAGTCTGCATCATCACTGGATTGTATACCAAACCAGAACTTACCTTCTATATCACCTTCGTAATATCTACCCATTTTTTATTTCCTCCTTTAGTTTTGTAGTTGCTTCATTTAAATACTTAATCGTATGAGTTAATTGGATTAGTTCTGCTTCTACATTATCTATAGTGTTACAGAACTGTGTAACCATTTCGTTATGTACCAGCACAACCTCGTCAAACTTATGTTTAACATCAAACTGTACTGCATCTTTACTAAGAGCATTGTACATTTCTTGTACTGTTTCAATCCATCTTAATTGTAATACTTTAAGCGACTCGCTCATCTTCTACCTCCTCTAGCCAATAGCCATGTCCTTCACATTCATCACAGGGATCTGATTCATCTGGTGCATCACCCCAAGGGATGACACCTAGTCCATTACATCTGTAACATTCTATATGTTCCATTAGTCCTCCAAGTTATCTTGTATTAATTTATGTAGACGATCTCCTATGTCTTTGATTCTTTCATCTAAATCCATAGATGCTTCGTGGATATATTTAGCATCAGTCATAATAACTCCTGCTTCCTCCTGGCATTTAATAAGATCATTCAATAAAGATTCTAGTTTACTTACTTCCAGTAACTTCATTTGAAGATACCTCCTTCATTTTTATATCTATGTTGTAGACATATCTTTTATCAATACCTTTATCGGTAAGATTGTAATCCTCATACCATATCTCTAAAGATACTTTGTTGTTGCGTTTACCACCAATAAATCCACCAATAGATTGAAGTGTATATCTTTCTTTATCTGTAGGATTATAAGAATCACCAGGATATTTATATGGTGAAGTAAGTATTTGATTCATAAAATCTGTAACGTCATCTAAGTTTTTCATTCATGTTCTCCTAATCATGTTGTTCATTATATTTTCTAATGATTACTTCATAGAGTTCTTCGTCATATACACTTGGATTATCTGATTGATGATAATCTCTCATTGATATTGTAAATGACATCTGATTACCTCTATGTATTCCTTCACTAACGTGTAATTTTTTGTTAGCTTGTGAATATATTACATCCCATATTGTATCTTCATGAGTCATTCATCTTCTCCTTGTGGTACATCTTCGTAGTCTGGATCTGGATAGTCATCTCTGATTGCTTGATCGACTGTTTCATAGATCTCATCTTTTAATCGGAAGGGATATCCTCCTTGTAACATAGAGATATAAACATTCTCTTTGAGTTCCTCCCATGTGTCGAAGCCTACGGATTTGTTTTCTTCATATACCTTTGCTAGATAATCTAGTCCTTCATCATCTAACTCATTACCTTCATACGTTGATGGTGGTATATCAGAGTCCTGTATTTTCTTTAGTAATGACATAATTTCCTTTCTTTCAAAATATCGGCTACGGACCGACAAACTCCTAACGCAAGGCTTACGCCTTGCTGTCCTCATCCATGATTTGTTTTATAAATTTATATGATAGATATCCTCCTACTATCATTGATATTATGTATAAGATTAGAACGATAGATCCCAATACTGATAGTACTGTCATCATTATTTATTACCTTTCTTTTTATTTACTATGTACTTAGTTACTCTGTTAGCAGTGAATACAATGTATATCCACACAGGTGTTGCTATGACTGATAGTACTAGTGTAGGATTGACACCTAGTAAGATCATTGAGAATACAAAACCTCCACCCAAAGATAGATATACGATTACAAATGTACCGATATAATCTGCATTGGTTTGAAAGTTAAATGTACTAATCGTTTTCCAGATATCCTTTGACATTGTCAGAAGTGATATTCCTAATACGCTTAATATTTTTCCTATGGTCATTGTTTGCCTCCTTCCACATGATGTATATTAAAAACAATAAAGCTAATTCCATTCGGACCTCCCAGCATTTATCTTTTATAAAAAAAAATAGTTGGATAATGGGGAGAATATCCCCACTATCCTAAGTGAAACTGTTATTTAGTTAATGTACTAATCTCTGCATTGAGTATCTTTTCTGCATACTCATTGAGTTCTTCCTGATTAGGTTGTCTTAGTTCTGATCTTGATGCTTTTCTTGCATTCTTTGTTTTCAGTGCTACTTCCCATGTTTCACCATAGATAGTTTCAAACTGAGTAGACCATACATCATATCGGTTAGTCCAATAATCTGCATAGTCTGACCATCCTCTGAATGTAGATACAACATCATATTCTCTGTTTTGACCTATCTCAGTAACATTGTCTGATCTTTCATCTTTAAATCTTAACAATGCTCTTTTAGCTGTATCTGCTCTGGATGAAGCATTATTCATATTTGTATTTGCTCCCAGACATTCATACATCATACTGTCTTTAACCCACATTTGCATAAATACTGATCCTTGTGGATATAACAGATCAAATACTTTGTTCATATCTGTTGAACTAGCATCATTGATAGATTGTAAGTCTGATGACTCTATTCTCCATTCGTTGTAATTACTTGACATATAATACCTCCTCTACATCATTGTAATCTAACTCTTTACCATACATTGTACCTTGCAGTCTTTGTCTTTCCATCTCTGCTTCTTCGTACAATTCACATTCTTCCAGATACTTGATTCTATCTAATATATCTGTAGCTTCTTTATCTAAGTGTTCTATGTATTTACTCATTATCTTCCTCCTTTAAATACACTACTTTATCTTCTGATATCTTTACTCCATATCCTTCTATTAACTTTTCCATATCATCTATGGTTTGTGAGTATCCACTTAACCACATCCAATCTGGACCATCTCCTCCTTCGTTTGATATAACCTTATTATGGTCATGTTCTATCATCCTTAGTTTTCTTATTAATTCTTGTACATCCTTCATTGTATACCTCCTGGTACGGTGAGAGCTTGATCTCTCGTTGATTACTTTTTGGTGTAGATCACTGATTTTACGAATGTCCTTGCGACAAACTGTCTGCACCCTCGTGGTGCGACAGGCTTGTTGTCTATGGACATGGCAGTAAAATTAGATGATATTTCGTTGGTGTTAGTGCTGATCCTAGTACACTGTTATTACAACGAATGATCTCAACGAGAGAGAGAGCCTTCTTTAACGAGTATTCCAGAGCAGGGAGTCGAGAGGGGGAATCCCTTTCGTCAATACAAGTTGTTACAATTATTGCCTTGACATCAGTATACGTAGCAAGGTATCTATCGTTATGGCTAGTTTAGTAAAAGGGAAGGATGGTTTAACGTATAAGCAAAGGATGTTAGTTGATACCCTCGTAACCCATAATTGTAGCATAGCAAAAGCAAGTCAAATCGCTGGATATGCAAAGGGAGAAAGTGGTAGAGTAACTGCTTCAAAGACACTTCGTCTGCCAAAGGTAATTGAATACTTTAACAGTAAGGTAGCTGAGATTGGTAGGCTCGGTGCTATCCCAGCAGTACATACTATTGTAAGACTCGCCACAGAAGCCAAGAGTGATTATGTGAAGCTCGAAGCATCCAAAGATATCTTAGATAGGAGTGGGTTCAAAGCTCCTGATAGAGTACAACATTCTCATGCTGGAACTTTGTCAGTAAAGATAGATCTAGACTGAGTGGATAGGGGGGTTAGAAACACAGGGCGACAGCTGAGTAGAACCACCTGTACAAACAATAAACCTCAAAATAGTACGTTTTACAATCAGTTACAAATATTAAGCTGGACACACGAAGAACACGTTAAGTATTGTCGTTGTCGTGAGTGTGGAAAATTTGCTCCCTTTCATATCAAGAACGAGATAGGGAGTTATTATTTCCTTTGTAGTGAACATTACAAACAGCGTTGAAAATAAATTTTTTTTTAGTAAGGTACGTTTATGGCTGAGAAATGGATACAAAAGGCGATTAAGAAGCCTGGTGCTTTAAGAGCTACTGCCAAGAGAATGAAGCTGCTAAAGGAAGGCGAAACGTTAAGTGCTTCTGATCTTGTTAAGATGAAGAAGAAGGCAGAGCAAACAGGGAACAAGAAGTTAATGGCAAGGGTGAACCTAGCTAAGACTTTAAAGAAGATGAAGAAATAATGGCAGATCCACGTCTAACACGAGCAGGAGTATCTGGATTTAATAAACCAAAAAGAACTCCTGGACATCCCAAGAAATCTCATGTTGTGGTTGCTAAGTCTGGAGATAAAGTCAAAACAATTAGATTTGGAGAACAGGGAGCTAGTACAGCAGGGAAACCCAAAGCTGGTGAATCTCAAAGAATG